TCAGCCCGGAGTCTGGACCACTGTCTCAAGGGAAACTGCTATTGCTATTGGTAAAGCCGTTTCAAAACATGTCCAAGCTTGTTTCACTCGTTGCAAAGAAATCCACCAACAGATTGATAGTGCAACCTTTGAAACGTTAGATTCTGTTGACATTAATTCGGGGTGGCCTTCCTAAACCACCAAGGAGGTTTCTGTGTTAAAGAAACTGTCTGTTGCAATTATCCTTGCAACATTTCTTTCCGGCTGTACAACCTTCTCAGGATCATCACATCAATATCCAAAAGAAGGGTCTGTGTTAGATGCAACCACCACATATATTGCCCTAGAACAAGGCGGGTCAGAATTGAATCCCCTCCTCTCCTGGGGAAGTCCTGTTGAAGCGGCCCTTGCTTCTATTGGCCTGAAATATGGTGTGAAGTACCTTGTGGTTGAATATACCGATCCGCCAGAAGGTGTCGCTAAAGAAGATTACGCAATGGCTATTGATGCAGCGGTAGAATCTGCTGGTGTTGCTGCTGCCGGATGGAACGCAGCGGTTGCTATTGGTTCAGCACACCCTATGATTGGTCTCACCGCAGCAGTTGTTTCAGGAATGGGTTATTGGTATTATCGTGACCACCATTACCGCGAAATGAAAGCAAATACACAATAATAAAATATAGACATAAAAATACCCCGTCCGGTTTACCCAGGCGGGGTTTTCTTTTGGGTAAAACTTTTACCCTTTATCTTTACCTAGTACGAACCCTAGTGTTTCATATGCTTTCTCTAAATCCTCCCAACCATTCTTCGCATAAAATCTTAGTTGGTATTGGAGAGCCTGTTGCAACCAACCTGTTTGGTAACTTGACATCTCAAAATCCGATTCGTCTATCTTGTCAAGTAACGCCTTGATTACTTCTTTGACTTCATATTCTGGCAAAAGTTGATAGTGGTTAGGACGTTTCACCAGATCATTGACTGATTTAGTTTCACCTAGAACTCGTGTCACATTTCCTCCATGTATTCTTCCCAAAGTTTATTGGCTTCAATCTGACAATTGTTTATTGACAGTATCATCCCATATGTAAGATGTCTGTGTGTTTCTTCACTTGTCCATATTGATTTCATTGGTTATCCTCTATAATATATTTCTTCAACTTATCAAACCCACCAATATGAACATCATCTTCAAATACCTGCGGAACAGTCTTCCAACCATTCATCTTGAACATGTCAATCAGGCCCTGATCCATTGTTACGTCTTGGTAGGTATACGGAATATTAAATGATTCTAGTAGTTCTTTTGCACGAGTACAGAAACCACAACGCTCAGTACCATAAATATAGAACACGGTTTATTCCTCCTTATTTTCCCGCAAACAATCCCTGCAAAGACATTCTTCGAGGGATGTGTCCGGATTGATTGTTGAATCCTCGAACATACACCAGCATAGGTTAGATGATTTGCCCGCGTCGATCGCGCAGTACGTTGAGCGCAAGCATTTTGGGCAGGGGTGTGTGGTGATGTTCCTTTGGATTTGGTTCATTATTTCCATACGTTCTGGCATGGTAAAGTTCTTCCAGTTGATTATCTCGGATATTGTACGAGAGCAGCCGATACAAAACTCTCCATCGATCTTACATACTTTAATGCATGGAGTAATTTCATTTTCCATGTCGATCCGTAAATCCCATAATTTGTTCTTCCTCTCTTCGTCGTTGTGCGGCTTCTTCTAAATCATCAAAGTATCCAAGGTGTTTTTGTTTACCATTCTCTTTAATGAAAGCCCTCCACTTTCCACGTTGAGAAGCCCAACTAACGCCACACACCCCAGATAAATTATTCGATTGCTTCTTGCGGTTTTTGCTGTTTATGCCATAAGTCACCAATCTTAGATTGGCTAGTCTGTTATTCTCTCCATTACCATCAATGTGATCGATGTACATGTTATCAGGAATAGATCCAAAATGCATTTCCCATATTATGCGGTGAACATAGAATCTATTTCTCTTATATTGAACCCGTATGTATCTGGTCCTTGCATTTGTTCCTAATAAAGAGGTGCCCGCAAAGGCACCTGTCTCCTTCCAGAACAATGATTCACCATCATAGTAAAATACATCGCTCCATTCATAATCAGTCATCGTTTTCTCCCAATAAGTGCCTTCTACAAGCTTACATGCGTTGATGCATGGGCTTATGTTATCCACAGTGACCACTTCCACAATCGACACATTGGAAACAGCCCTCTACATAAATTACATTCTTACTTCCACAATCGTCGCATTTACCATCCTCAACCCTCTGACCATCCTTGATATATGCTGACAAGAACTTCTTCACTTGGAAGAGGAATGACCCAACGAAGATGTCTTCCATCTGGTCTAGTACCGACACAATATTCACAATGGATACATTGTGACGGAGCAGTAGACTGATAGACCGTGTGAGTTTATTCACGTTATTGTCTGCTGACATCTTCTCTTGGAGTTTTGCGATATGCTCTTCAAGGATACCTTTAAATCGAGCAAGTTCGATAAGGCGTTCTACCGCATCACTCGTCTGAGCAGTTTTCTCTTTGTTGTTTGTTGAACAGAATAGTGCGTATGGCTTCTCCGTGTTGGGGAGATACACCACAGTCATATACCACTTCTTACCATCCGCCCGGAGGGTTTTCATTCGAGCCGGAGCGTCTGAGGGCAGTTTTACGTCTGTCACAATCACACTTTCTTGCTCGTCCGTATCCATTACCCCCTGATTATCTTTTACAATTTCATAGTGCGTAATGTTTCCAGTAATCTCTTTCATTAATCCTCCGTGTCAGAAATTAAAGGGCGGCGAACCGCCCAACAATATCAATCAGAACTTCCCGTAGTAGCCTTCTTTAAGGGCATCATAAAGGTTAGCTGCGGTGTGTTCCTCCCCATCATACATCACAGACTCATTGCCCGCAAGAACAACTTCCTGCCCGCTATCAGTAACGAATTTGTACTGTGTGTTCTTCAGGTTATCCTCCGTCACAAGTACACCTTGGAATGCTTCCGGATTGAACCTGAATGTCGTCGCTCCCTTAAGTCCCTGTTCATAGGCGTACATGTAGATGTCCTTAAACCGTTCAAACTCTGTATCAGTAGGTACGTTGATGGTTTTACTAATACTGGAATCGCACCACTTCTGTGCTGCCGCTTGGATATCTACATGCGAATTAATGTCTACATTCTCCGATGTACTGAACGCTTCCGGTACTTCGTCATTGCCTGTGATTTCTTTGTAAAGAAGCATTTCATAACTAAACACATCAACAGACGCCTTCGATTTCTTACCTTCAGTTACCACGTTTCGAATATAGTGGTGCGAGAATGAAGGTTCGATACCATTTGATGCGTTGTTATTCAGGGAAAGACTGATCGTACCCGTCGGTGCAATTGATGTGTGGTGCGTGAATCGGCACCCGTATTTCATTGCTTCATCCTTTACATCGGGAACCACTCCCCAAATACGCTGCATGTAATTTCCGTCACACCACAGCTCTTTGTTACTCTTGCCTTCGGTGAAGTCTTCAAAGATAGGTGCTGAACCTTTCTCTTTGGCCAGATTGACGCCCTCGACAATCCCCTCTACTGCCATTTCTCGCATAAGTTTTTCTGTGAATTCTACAGATGAAGGACTTCCATAAGTGTCTCCGAGAAGAGAGAGCGCACTACCAAGACCCAGGAAACCCATCCCGTGACGACGTTTATATTTAATTTCTCTCCGCTGACCCTCTAGCGGAAGACCGTTGAGTTCAACTACGTTATCAAGCATCCGCGTAAAAACACGTACAACTTCCCTGTAAGTTTCCCAATCGAAAGAAGCTTCTTTAGTGAAAGGATTCTTTACCATTTTAGCCACGTTGACCGAACCAAGAAGGCACGAACCTTCTGGTGGTAAAGGCTGTTCTCCGCCTCACACTGCAAGTATCAAGTACGTTCTTGCTGTGCGCTGGACTATCGCATCATTCAACTGTCTGAATGCCTCTTCGCTTAGTCTCTCACGCTGGCTTTACCCTTGCGCCCTGTAGGTGTGTACTCACCGTCCAAGTCAATAAGAAGAGGTTTTAAATCCGCACGTTTTAAATGGCTAACGGATTTGTTGCTCGAATTTCTTCACAAAACCAGTTATTGTTATACTGGTTAATCCTGTCGATAAGAAGGAACCCTGGTTCCGAATAGTCAAATGTAGACTTCATGATTGTGTTCCATAGGTCGTGGGCTGGAACTGTCCTATAGACTTGACAAAGGATCATGTCGTCTTCATCTACAACATATCCCATTTTGTTACAATACCCTTTTTCCCAGAAACGCTTCTTCTTGACGAGTTCTCCTTTAACTAAGCTTCGATCAATCTCACTCTGTTGTACAGGAAACACTAGATGGTAATCTGTGTCAGTCTTTACCGCTTCCATAAAATCATCGTCAATCAGCAGCGACATATTAAATTGTCGGAGTCGCCCATCCTCACGCTTAGCTCCAATAAAGTCTTCTACGTCAGGATGCCATACTGCGAAGGTCCCCATTTGGGCACCGCGTCTACCTCCAGCACTGCTGACTGTAAAGCACATACTGTCAAAAATATCCATAAAGGACAGGGGGCCAGATGTATACGCACCTGCCCCACTCACAAAGGAGCCTTTTGGTCGGAGTGTACTAAAATCGTAACCTATCCCCGCTCCCGATTTCAGAGTAAGTCCCGCCTGAAGGTTGCTTTCAAGAACACCTTCCATTGAATCTTCAATAATCTGACTTACGGTGCAGTTGATTAGGCTTGTTGCCGGTTTATATTCCTCTGCACCAGCATTTGACATGATTCGTCCGGCGGGGGTTGCTCCCATTTCAAGAGCCCATTTAAATTTTTCCTCCCAATATTCTTGGTCGGATTCCTCCACCTGTGCGATAGCCTTGGCCACTCGTCGGTTAGTATCTTCAACTGTCTCATCTACCGGATTACCGTGTGAGTCTTTAAGTTGGTACTTCTTCTGCCAAATCTCAAGCGATGTGGGCTGCAATTCCATTAATTATATCTCCTATCTGTCCAATTCAAAATTATCAAGTCACCTAAATATCTTACCATCCAATAACCATCCTTGGCTAATAAACATTCCCTATCAGATCAATC